GATCAAATAAATTCATCAGGAACTACTTCTATTAATGCATTTATAAAATCTGGAGATTTTGATATTACAGCTGGAAAAGGCATGATGGGTGGGACAAATACTTCACCAAATTTTAAAGGAGATGGTGATTATATGATGTCAATTAAAAGATTTATACCTGATTTTAAAGTTTTAACAGGTAACTCAAAAATTACTTTGCTATTAAATAACTATCCAAGTGATACAGCAGCGAGTTCACCTTTAGGACCCTTTACAATAACTTCAACTACTGATAAAGTAGATACACGTGCAAGAGGTCGACTTGTTGCAGTTAAAATAGAAAATGATAGTACGGGTGAAACATGGCGTTATGGTACACTAAGACTTGACGCAAAACCAGATGGAAGAAGATAATGGCAAAAATAGCAGTATATATACCTGAGCCAAAAACTGAGTATGATGTTTCTAACCAAAGGCAAATTATAGAAGCGTTAGACACTGTAAAAAATCAACTTAATTTTTCTTTTCAAGAAGATTTAAAAAACGATGAAGGTGCAAAGGAGTGGTTTTTAAGTGGCTAATTTTTACAAAAGCGAAACATTTAATTTAACTACAACAAATCTAACAACAACATTAAGTATAGCTACGTCCGCTATTGCTATTGTAAGAACAGTTCAGGCTGTTCATGATTCAGCAAGTAATGTAGATATGCATTTAGTATTAAAAAAATCAGGTGGATCAGATGTTAAAATTGCTTATGGAGAGCTTAATAAAGAAACACAAAATATGTTAAAAGGGCCTTTAAATTTAGAAGGAGGAGACGTTTTAAAAGTTCAAGCAGGCGCAGCAAACGAGATCACTGGACAAATTAGTTATCTTCTGGTAGATAGATCTCAAGAAAATGGATAAAGATATAACAAAAATTAATTGTACAACTGTTGTAACATACAGAAATACAAAAACAGGTGAAGTTTTTAAAGATAAGAAAGAAGGAGAGAATATTGTGCAAGATGTAACCGTGCAGGTTTCTCCAAAAGGTTTAGAAATTTTACAGAAAGTTATGAAAAAAGATAATGAATCAAAACCCTAGAGGAGGGACTGAGTTACAATTTGAATATTTAAGAAAGCATGTTGATGCTAAACTTTTAAATAAAGTTCAAATATGTACATCTGTTCCAGAACAAATACCCTTACATAAAAATAAAATAAATATTCTTTGGCAAAAAAATTCTTGGGATCAACCTAATTTAAAACCATGGTTTGAAGATAAATCAAATCACAGTAAGTATGATTGGTATGTATTTAATTCAAATTGGAATTTTGAACAATTTATAAAACAATTTCAACTACCAACAGAAAAATGTTTAGTTATAAAAAATGGTGTAGAAAAAGTAGATCCTATAAAAACAGATTATAAAAAAGGAAAGCCTGTAAAAATAATACATCACTGTACTCCATGGAGAGGTTTATCAGTGTTGCTTGGAGCTATGCAACTTGTTAAAAACCCATTAATTAGTCTAGATGTTTATTCATCTACTGAAGTGTATGGCAAATCTTTTTACGATCAGAATGATCATTATTATCACGAGTTATATGATCAAGCTAGACAATTACCTAATGTTAATTACATTGGATACAAATCAAATGAATACATAAAAAAACATATAAAAAATTACAGATTGTTTGTGTACCCAAGTATTTGGGAAGAAACTTCTTGTATATCTTTATTAGAAGCTATGTCTGCAGGTCTTTATTGTATAACAACAAATTTAGGTGCTTTATATGAAACCGGTTCTGAGTTTCCAATGTATGTTCCTTACTCTAATAATTATAGAAGTTTAGCAAAAAAATTTGCAGAAAGTATTGATATCGCTGCATTATCTCTACATGAGTCAGGCATCAAGAATCATTTAAAAATGCAGAAAAAATTTGTTAATAATTTTTATGATTGGAAAGTAAAAAGCAATAGTTGGACAAGATTTTTACAAGGAGCAATAAATGCAAAACAATAAACCTATTTGGTTCAATGAAGATACGTATCAAACAATTGAACATAACAAAGTAGAGTCTGAAACAATAGAAATAAATTTAGAAAAAAAACCAATAGCTAAAATAATGGTTTGCACTCCATGTCATAGTGAAGTTTCAATGCATTACACTCAAGCAGTATTAAAATTTCAAATGGAATGTATGAAACAAAATATATTAGTTAGTTTTAGTTTGTTAAAATCATCACTTGTTACACAAGGTAGAAATTTATGTGTAGCAGAATTTTTAAATCATGCAGATAATTATGATTATCTACTATTTATTGATTCAGATATTGATTTTGAATCAAAGACTATATTTAAAATGATAGGCGCGGACAAAGATATTATTGCATGTCCTTATCCTATGAAAATGATTGATACGGAGAAAATGTGGTTAAAATTTAAAAATACTGATTTAGTAAAAACAAAAGATGACTTACTTAGAGCGGGGTATTTGTTTCCATTAAAACTAGATAATAAAACAAATATCAATATGGATCATGGAGTCATAGAGGTTAGCCACGCTCCCACAGGATGTATGTTAATTAAAAGAAAGGTTATAGAAAAAATGATAGAACATCACCCTGAACTAAAAATATATCAACCTACTATAGTTAATGGTAAAGAGACTGCAAAGGAGAATTTTTACAATTTATTTGATACATTACATGACATAGAGACTAAACGTTTTTTTGGAGAAGATTTTGGTTTTTGTCAAAGATGGACAGATATGGGTGGTAAAGTGTATATATATGCATTAGACTATATTACTCATGTTGGAGAGCACCAATATTGTGGTAGATTTTATGATCTATTAGATGTTGCAAAACGTGTTGACGTTGACAAAAAAATCAAATAAAGTATAGCATTTACAGGAATTTCATACCTGCCTTAAACTAGTTTAATTATATAAATATGACAATATCACGTATGCAACAATCAAGACAAATGTATGGCTTAGGCAGCTTTGTTAAAAAAATAACTAAGGGTGTTAAAGGAGTCGTTAAAGGTGTTAAAAAATTTGCTAAATCTGATTTAGGTAAAGCTGCATTATTAATAGGCGGTGGAATGTATGCGGGAGGACTTGGTCCTTTTGCACAAGGTAGCACTATGTTTGGAGGTAAACTTGCAGGATTAAAAGGTTCAGGTTTTGCAAGTGGATTATTACAAGGTGGTATAGATAAATTAGGACTTGGAGTAGCCGAAGGAGCTAAACCTACGTTTGGTCAAATGGCTAAAGTATTTGGTATAGGAAGTTTAGGTGGAGCTGCATTAAGCGCTTTATCAGCAACAGGTGTAGAACCTGGACAGGTTAGAGACATTGCGACTTTAAAAATGCAATTAGCTAATGGATATAAATTATTAAATCCTGATGCAGATCAAACTGAAATTGATACGTTTGTTCAAAATAATATACCAGTTCAAAACGCAGCTTATGGTGGTAGAATAGGTTATGCTTTTGGTAATGATCCAGAGCAAAACGCGGTTCAGGCTTCAGGCATCATGGGATTACCTTTAAATGAAAATCCTGCAGGAGCTACAGAATTAGACCTTAGAGAAACAGGTGGATTTATTCCACCGGTTGGTGTAAAAGAAAAAGAAGATGACATACCTGCTATGTTATCTAACAATGAATTTGTATTCACAGCAGATGCTGTAAGAGGAATGGGTGACGGTGATGTTAACATGGGTGCACAACGTATGTATGACATGATGAAAAAATTAGAAAACGGAGGAAGAGTATAATGGCGACAAAAACTGTAGATCCGGCTACGTTTATAGAATCAGAATCAAAACTTTATTTAGATGAATTAAAAAAAGCTATTGGTGGATTAAAAGGTGCTGACCTTTCTAAAGTTATGGGGCCTAATTTTGTTGCAGGTCTAGATCCATTAATACAACAAGCAATAGGTAAAGCAGGTGGTTTAGGTTCATACGCTCCCTTCTTAAAAGCTGCAGAAAGTTTTACAGGTCCAAATGCATATAAACAATTTATGTCTCCGTATCAACAAGATGTTATCGATACTACAATGGCAGACTTCGATGCTCAAGCACAAGCAGGTGTACCAGGTTTAGCTGCATCAGCAATTAGTTCAGGTGCGTTTGGTGGAGGTAGAGAAGGTGTACAAAAAGCAGTTTATGGAGCTCAATCAGATAGAAACAGATCTTCTATACTTGCAAACCTAAGACAAAGTGGTTTTGGTCAAGCGCAAGCATTAGCTAATCAAGCTTTTGGACAACAAATGAATTTAGCTACAACATCTCCTGCATTAGCAAGTGCAGAAATTTCTGGATTAACTACATTAGGTGGTTTAAATCAAGCGCAAACACAAGCGGGTCTTGATGCACAACAACAATTAGCATATTCACAGTTATACCAACCATTAAATATTGCACAGCAATATGGTTCAGGAATTATGGGTTTAATATCAGGATACCCGGGTAGAAATATAACTGAAACAACCCCTAAACCTAGCGGATTACAAACTGCACTTAGCGCAGGTGCTACACTAGCAGGGTTGTATAAAGGTGGATTATTTGGTTAATTATTATGAGTAAAGTATTTAAAAGACCTATGTTTAGAGGAGGTGGTAATGTCAACACTGGCATTCTTTCTGGTATAAGAGATAACTTTTCAAATGGAACACCTTCTGAAAGAATAGCAAAAGCTAGAGAAGAATTTTCTAAACCTGCTTTTGATCCAGTTGCACAGTTACTTATTCAAGGTGGATTAAGTGGTCTATCAGAAACAGGTGGTGGTAGTACAGTAGCTAATTTAGCTAAAGCATTTAAAGATCCTACAGCACAGTTTTTTTCAAACCTATCAACACAACAACAATCAGATGAAGACATGGCTGTTGAAGGAGTTTTAGCTGATATAAATCAAGAAATAGAAGATGAAAAATTAAAAGTTAAAAATTTAGAAATACAACAAAAAGCAGCTCAAGCTGATGATAAGTTAAAAAATAAAATCGATGTAGAAATACAAAAGGGTAAAAATAAAATAGCTGAGTTACAATTTAAAAAAGATAATCCAACCGCTTCAGGTCAACAAGTGACACCTGCATTTGAAAATGTTGTAGACTCTTTGACATCTACACTTCAAGAAAGTAAAAACCCTGCTGTAAAATCAGCTCCTAACCAAACTGCTTTTAACTTAACTAAATTTAGAAGAGAAGCAAAACCTCAAATATTATCTCAATACAAGGGATTTAAACCCTATACATTTGATACAAAAGGAAAATTACTAGAATTACCTACAGACGCATATGGTGCAGGTGATATTATCTATGATCCAGTATCATCTGGTTTTTTAGTTTTTGATAATACAGGTGGAACTTACAGATTAAATCCTCTAACATTTGATATAGAGGAATAACCTATGGCTGTATTGAGCCTAGACGATCCTAGATTTAAACCTTTAACTCCTGAAGAAGAAGAGGAGAAAAAGAAACAGAAAAAAATTACAGAAGAAAACAAACAAGACTTGGTAAAAGCAGGTTTTGATGAAACAGATATTGAATTACCGGCTGAAGAAAATAGTGAAGTAAGTGGTCTTACTTCTTTCGTAGCTGGAATTGCATCTGGAGGAATTAAAATACCAGAAGGTGTAGCATCTTTAACAGCAGAATTAATGGATCTAGGCGCAGGACAATTAATTGGAGTGCCATCTACAAGAGATTCAACTATTAGTGCAGTAGCAGAAGTAGAACAATTTTTTGATAAAATAAATCCTTTTGAAGAACTAGCAGATCAAAGAGCTGCAGGTAAAATATCAGAGGCATTAACTCAAGTAATTGGGTTTGGTATGGGTGGAGGTAAACTTGCATTAAAAAGTGCTGATGCAATTGCTGAAAAATTAGCAAAAAAAGCAATCAATGCAAAAAAATCTGGTAAATATGTAAATCCAAAAAATCCTAATTTAAAAAAAGGCACAAAGAAAGCAGAACAATTAAATAAATTATCGGGTGCAAAAAGATTTGCTGCTATGTCTGTTGGCGGTGGTGCTGGTGAAGTATTTGTAGTTGACAACGAAAAGATAGGAACCTTTGGAGATTTGTTTGAGGGAGGACCTACTGAATTAGATAGAGAAAAATCTACAGACGTAGCAGAAGATGCATCAAGAAGATTATTAAATAGAGTTAGATTTGGATCAGAGTCCGTATTGCTTGCACCTTTTATATATGGTGTTGGTCAAAGTGCAAAAGCATTAGCTAAAAGAGGTAAAGAGTTAGCATACAGCAGTTCTAAAATAGAAAGAGGATTAGATAAACTTGCATCTATATTTAGATTCAGAGGTACTAAGCCACAAGAAATAGCTACAGCCAAACAACAACAAAAAGCAAGAGGTATGCGAGATACTAACTTTGCAGAAGAAAAAGTAGCATTAATAGATAAAGAAATAGATAGAGTATTTCCTGAATACAGAAAATTTTTTAATGCTTCTTCTAATGAAGAAAGAAAACAATTTTTAAAATTATTAGATGATACTTTATTTGAAGGTGACTTAACTAAACCTTTAGATGCAAAATTAAAAAAAAATATATTAACAACTGTTTTTAAAAGAATGGGTAAAGAAGAAGGAGTTGTAACAGGTAATAAGATTATAGATATATTAGATAAAACAAGAAAAGAATTTAATGATTTATTAGAAATAACTGCAGCTGGCCCTGGTGGTAAAGTAGATTTACCTTCAGGTGTTACTAAAGATTTAAGAAAAATTATGGGTAACAGAGTTAAAAATTATATTGGTAATACTTTTGAAATATTTGAAGATGCAGAATCAGGTTTCTTTCAAAAATACAAACCAACAAAAGACGCTGTAAAAAATACAAAAGAATTATTTAAAAGATACGCAGCTAAAAATAAAAATCCAATTACAGATTTAGAAGCAGAGGGTATGGTTAATGATATTATAAAACAAGTTAGAAAGATGGATCCATCAAAAGACACACTTCCTACTTTTTCTTATCAAAATTTATCCAAATCAGCAGATGATGCTATGGGTTTAAAAACATTTTCTCAAACTTTAGCTAAAAATTTACCTGGTGGAAAAAAAGAAATACAAGTTATAGGTAAGGGATCTAAAGTATTTAGAGAATTATTCGGTGAAATAAATGATGTAAGACATTCTATTTTTGAAGGAACTAACAGACTGTCTGCAATAGCAAGAAAAAATCAATTGTTTGATGAGATACTAGATGCAGATGAAGTTGCAAAAGCTAACGCAAAATCAGACACACCTTTTGGTCAAAAAGGATTTTTTCATGACAGTCCACTATCTGCAAAAAGAGCGTTTGGCCCTGAAGCAGATATTGTACCTATGGATGAATATGTAAAAGAATATTTTAAAGAAGGTGTATTAGTAAATAGATTATCAAATACATATACTACAAGAGAGATAGCAGAAGGATTTACAAACGTATCTAAAATACAAGACTTTATGAGAGGTGACACTGGAGGTGCATTAGGTAAAACTTTTTCTGCAGCATGGAGATATGGAATCTTAACACCAAAAGCAGGTGCACAATATGCAAAAACAATTTTATCTGTACCTACACACATAAGAAACTTTTTAAGTTCTGCAGCTTTTTCTGTTGCAAATGGTGCAATACTTTCTAATCCAAGAGTTTTTGCAAGAGCAATGAACAATGCATTTGGTAGTGTTCAAGTAGGTGGGCCTAGAAAAGAGTTGTCACAAGAAAAATATAGAGAATATTTAGAGTTAGGTATTGTAAATACAAATGTAAGAATAGGTGATCTTAGAAATCTAATGAAAGATGTTAGATTTGGTGAAGGTAATATAGCAACTGATAGTGTCTTAAAACCCATGATAGATATTTTAGGTAAAAAAACATCTAGAGGAATTAAAAAAGCAGGTAAGTTTATGCAAGACTTATATGTCGCTGAAGATGACATTTGGAAAATTGTAAACTATGAAACACAATTAGTTAAAAGAGGAGACCTTTATAAAAAAGCAGGTGTTAAAATATTTCCTGATGCACTTAAAAAAGAAGTTGCAGAAATTGTACAAGATACCGTTCCAAACTATGCAAAAGTTGGTGAGTTTGTAAGAGCTATGCGTGTATCTCCACTCGGTAATTTTATGTCTTGGCCGTCAGAAGTATTTAGAACTGGTGCAGGTATATTTAGACAGATTATAAAAGACTTAAAAGATCCTATTACAGGTAAAATAAATCCTATAACAAGTACAAACCCTATGAAATCAGAAGGTATGAAAAGACTTGTAGGTACAACACTTGCTATGGGTGTTATTCCATATAGTTTAATAAAAGGATCTCAAGCAATTTATGGTGTAACCCAAGAAGAAGCAGATGCAGCTAGAGACTTTGTAGCACCTTGGTCTAAAAATTCACAATTAATATTTGTAAAAGATCCAGATACAGGTGAATTGTATTACACTGACTGGTCTAAAAACAATGTATACGATACACTTACAAGACCATTTCAAAGTTTACTTACAAATATACAACAAGGTATAGAAGATGAAGAAATATTATTAAAAGGTTTTATAGAAGGTATTGCTAAAGCTGCTGGTGAAACAGCATCACCATTTATATCAGAATCTATTTACTCAGAAGCATTTGCAGATATTATGTTAAGAGGTGGTAGAACTAGAGAGGGTCAGGAGCTTTGGAATGATACAACTCCACTTGGTGAACAAATGACTATTGCAACACAACACGTAATTAAAACATTAAAACCAACTGTAGCTCCTTTTGAAAGAGTATATAAAGGTGCAAAAGGTATACCCGGTAAAGGTCCTACAATGTATGAAGTACCAAAAGAATTAGCAGGTATTTTTGGTTTTAGATTAGAAAAAGTTGATCCAGAAAAAGCACTAGGATTTTATTTATATGATCTTAGACAAGGACAATCAGAAGCAACTAAATTATTTACAGGTGGTAAGTTTGGTGTGTTATCTGGTGAACCTAAAACACCAAAAGATGTAATTGAAAGATACTTTGTTGCAAACAAGGCTTTATTTGATGTTAGAAAAGAAGCACAAACACATTTAATGAATGCTATGAAGTTAGGAGTTAATCCAAATAAACTAGAAGAAATATTTGAAAAAAGAGGTATACCACAAAAATTACTTAATGATTTATTATCTGGTGAATTTAAACCTTATTTTCCATCAGAAAAAATTCAAGAAAGATTTGAAGATATTGCATTTCAAGGCGGTCAACCTAATCCTTTTTTAGGTGCAGAAGGAACGCTTGAAGCTATGAGAAACTTATTAGAAATACAAAATTTATATGGTGATTTTAACTTAGAATTATCAGACTTTTTACCTGATACAGATCCACAAGGCCAATCAGCTTTACCAGAACAACCAATGCCTAATCAACAAGTGGTACAGACAGCCGCGATACCGGCAGCAGGCGTCATGAATCAGGGATTGACTGCAACAGAAAATGCTTTATTATCAGAAGAAGAGAAACAAATTAGATTAAGATCTAGAGGATTAGCATAATGGCAGTAGATAAAAGAATTAGTTATGATGTACAAGGTGGTGCTAAAAACTATCTTGGTAAACAAAAAGAAGTTACTGCTCCTTTAAAATGGAAGTCTAGTCCAGACAGTCCAGAAACAGAATTAGCATATATTACAAAAGCAGAAAAAGATTTACTTGTTAAAGAAGACTTACATGGTTCATTAAATGGTGATGTCAACAGAGGACCATCAGGTATCATGAGTTTAGATGGTTATGGATCATTTGATGGTCCAGATCCAAGTAAAGATACAGGTATGTCTGGTGCTGCAACAAGTGATGCAGAGGCAGGTAAAACCACAGCTAATACAAGAGCTGAAGGTCCTGGAAGTGGAAACTTACCACCAGGGGTTAGAGATAAAGGTTTAGACGATTATAGAAATGCATTTATTGCAGCAGGCGGTGGACAAAGAGTTAATCCTGGTTTTTTTGATAGTAGAAATACTGTAAGCCCTGCGGAGTTAGCTGCAGCTAAAAGATTTGATCCAATTTCTTTTGGAAAAAATAGAAGCAGCGGTATCATGGGTTTAATTTCAGGAGGTGGAATATTTGGAAACTTACTTAGAAGTCTTGGACAAAAACTAGGTTTTGGTAAAAATTATGATGAACCAACTTATGATATGAGTGGAATTAATACTAGATTATATGAAAATATACCTGGAGTTAGTACAAATCCTAACTATCTTGATATATATAATGAATTTGTAGAAGAAGACAAAGAAGAAAAACCTACTCAAACATTTAGTTTTGATAATACTGGTATGATGAGTGTTCCTAATAATTTAATTTCAGAAGTAACTAGACAAGATTTAAAGAGACAAAATCAAATTCAAGTTTTAGATTATGAAACAGCAAGAGATATTGGAGTGATAAACCCTAATATGACAGAATATGAATTTGAACAAATAAAAGAAGGCGCCATTACAGAGCCTGGAACATATACAACATAATGCCTAAAAATAATACTGCCTTAAATAGAATAGAATCACACGAAAAACTTTGTCGTATTATGCAAAAACAAACTCATCAAAAAATTACTAGTATAGAAACAGATATTAAAGAACTAAAAAATCATATGCGTTATGCAATGACTGCTTTAGTTGGTGGTATGTTTACCATAATTATCATACTATTTGAAAAACTGTAATTATTTTGGGAGGTTGGGCACTCAGCTGCCGGGACTGATTATAGTGGGGACTATAGTCACTTTATTTACAAATACATCCATAAAAATGACCAGTCCCATCTTTCATTACATAAATATTGGAAGGATAATCATAGTACGTTGCTAAATGAAATTTAAGAATATCACATAAATCAAAGCAATCTAGTTCGTCTAATAATTCTACGCCTTCAATCATTTGTTTTGTAACTTCTACGAGATGATACATACCATCGTTTAATAATATTAAATCCATTCTTTAATGTTTTCATCCATAATTGTGTTAGCAATATTAACTTTGTTACGCAAAGCTTTTACAATTCTTTCATCAATAGTATCTTGAGTCATTATATCAATGTATGTCATTTTTTTTGTTTGACCAATACGATCAATACGTGCTTCTGATTGTTGACGTTTTTCTAAATCATAACCATTAGAAAAGTAAATCATATTACTACCTGCAGTTAATGTAATACCATAACCACCTGTATGTGTAGTACCTACAAAAAATCTACACTTATCATTTGTTTGAAATTTTTTAATGTTAGTTGATCTAGCATCAGTATCAGTTGCACCATAATAATCTACAACAGAGTCATCACCATACACTCTTTTTATTTCTTTAATTATTCTTCTTACATCGTGTGTGTAGTGGGACCATATAATAGTTTTACCTTCTACATTTTCAAGTATGCTCATTAATTCACCTAGCCTACTACAAGGCAAATCTTTTATAGTACCATCATCTGCAGTAAAATGTCCACAGGTAATTTGATGTAGTCTCATTAATTGAGTCATGACAGTTGCTGAAGATTGCATCTTGCCATCTAAAAAAGCTATTGCTTCTTTTTTCATTTGCTCGTATACTTTTCTTTGCTCTTTTGTAAGCTCAACATAATGCTTGACATAACTTTTTTCTGGTAAATCTAAACAATCATCTTTTAATATTCTTTTAGAAAAAGATTTTATTTTATCTGATAGCTCACCTAAGTTTCTATATCCAACAACTATTTCAACTTGACGACCATTAACTTGAATTTTTTTACAAATAGAATACCTGGCTTTAAATGTATAATATGATTGATGACCTAACAACCATGGATCTAAAAATTGACATTGTGAGTATAAATCTAAAGGCGATTTAGTTACAGGAGAACCAGTTAATATTCTTCTGTATTTACAATGATCACTTAGTTTTAATATGTTTTTAGTTCTATTAGACGTAGGTGTTTTTATTGTAGTTGCTTCATCAATAGCAATCATTGATTTAGGATGTGCTGATAAAAATTTATACGCAAAATCAGCGCCATTACCTGATGAAAATGATTCTACATTCATAATTAAAATCCTTAAATCAGATCCTGATTGAAACAAAGTATTTAGTTTTTTTATTTGTTTAATAGACTTATCTGATGTTTTCCAAAGAACTATTTTTTTATCGACATGATCAGGCATGTGAGTTGGTATTTCTGAGTCGTACCAGTTTTTATATACACCTTTAGGTGCAATTAATAATAACGCATTTATCTCACCTTTATCGTAAAGCATGGCAGCATTATCTAATAATACTTTAGATTTACCTGTTCCCATCTCCATAAAGTAAGCATATACTTCTTTATCCCAAGAAGATTCTAATGCATCTAACTGATGCTCATACGGCTTAGTCTTAAATTTATAGTTCATAATTTGCTTTTTCTTTCTAATTTGTTATATAATATACAAAAGAATAAAAGTCAATGAGCAAAGTTTATTTAGTACAAGACATACCTGTCGATAGAGAAAGTGGCCAACCAAAATATAATGTTATGGGTGCACAAAAATATGGCGAGATTACGGTTATGCTTCCTGCAAAAGCTCAAATGATTTTTTCTCCTGGTCCTTTAATTTTTCAAATAAGAGATAAATTAAAAAGTTTTACAACTGACGATTATTTATTATTGTCTGGTGATCCTGCTATTATTGGAGTGACATGCTCAATAGTTTCTGATATGACAAACGGAAAATATAAGTTGTTGAAATGGGACAGACAAGAAAAAACATACTATCCAATAGAAATAAATATTTTTCAAAACTAGTATTGACAATCCGATATAACTATCCTATATATCTTTTACGAAAGGATATATTATGAATATAAATTTAAGACAAGATGCACCTGATCAAACTGATAAAGTTGATGTTAACGAATTATCAGAAGCAATAGAACAATTTAAATCTATTGGGTCAGAAGTTTTAGCAACAGAAATAAAATTAAAAGAATTAAAATCACAAGAAAAATATATTAGTGAATTTGTTATTCCTGACATAATGAATAAACAAAATTTAAAAACTTTAAAACTAAAAGATGGTTCTGAACTATCTGTCGGTAAAAAGTTTTTTGCTTCAGCAAAAGCAGATAAAAAGCTAGAAGCAATACAATGGCTTCGAGACAATGACTTAGGTGATATTGTGAAAAATGAAATCATAGTTAACTTTGGTCAAAGCGAAGATAACAAGGCAATGGCTTATGCTAACCTTGCGAGGGAGAGTGGCTATGAACCTTCTCAAAAAGAAAGTGTTCACCACTCTCAACTCTCAGTAGTGATACGGGAATGGAAAGAAAAAGGTAATGAAGTTCCTGCTGATCTATTTAATATACTAGAAGGTAACAGAACTAGTGTAACTAATAAAAAGTAAACTAATAAAATACTAAACTAATAAAGGAGTAAATAGTATGGACAAACAAGTCGTAAAAAAAAATAGTGCAGGTGCACTAGCATCTCTAAATCTAAGAGCCGATTCTGGTAAAGGTGCAGAGGAAATAAAATCAGATGATGTGTCAACACCGATTCTGAAAATATTACATCAACTATCCCCAGAATGTAATACAAGAAGTCCCAAACATGTAGAAGGAGCAGAACCTGGAATGTTATATTCTAGTAGTTTTGGTCAACCTATGGATGGTGAAAAAGGTATTCAAGTTATCGTAGCACATACGCAGACTAGATGGCCAGAGTGGCAAGAAATGGGAGATAGTCCATCAGCACCTGTTGGAACACACTTAACCCCACCTGCTACAGCAAAAGAAGAAATGCGAGGTATAAAATATAGATTACAGAATGGTAACTATATTGAAAAAACCATGTATTTTTTTGTAATTGTAATGGTAGATGGTGCGCCAAGAAAAGCGGTGATCACTATGAGATCATCTAATCTTACACCGGCAAGAAAACTAAATGATCTGATTTCTAATTTAAGAATAACAGATAATGAAGGTTCTTTTCAACCGGCAGCATACTCTGCAGTTTTTAATTTACAAACTGTTGAAAAAAATGCAGGAGATAAAAGATGGCATGTATATAAACCATCAATGAATAAAATGTTAGATGTATCTAAAGAAGATGATGCAGCTACATACATGATGGCTCAAGAGTTTCAAAAACAAGTATCACAGGGTTCAAATAAACCTCAATATGAAAAAGTTGAAGAAACTAAATCAAAAGATATTATATAGTTTCCCTTTGGGAAGTAGACACGGCCAGTGAGTACAGAGGCGACAAAGGGAGACTGGAGTCGCCTCAACAAAATAAACAGGATGACAAATGAAAGAATACATAGAATATTTTACAGGATTACAAAGAAGTTATGGTGTCTGTAAAGTCGATGATGGATACATTGACGAAGTAACAGGCAAGAAAAAATGGAAACATGAATGGACTAAGACTCCTGTTACAGATCAAGACTACGAAGATCACATAAAAGGAATTAAATCAATAGGTATACAACCTTGTACTGATGAAGGTATGGCAAAATTTGGTGCCATAGATGTAGATAAATATCCTATTGATAAAAAATTTTATCTTGATGTCATCCAAGATAAAGACCTACCGATTATTCCCATATTATCAAAAAGTGGTGGACTACATTTATATGTATTCACCACTGGGTGGGTCAAAGCAAAAGAGATAAGAAGTTTTTTAGAAGAATTATTAGTTGCATTTAAACTACCGCATGCAACAGAAGTATTTCCAAAACAAACACAACTTATATCAAGTGATGGTACAGTATCTAATGGTAACTTTATTAATTTACCTTACAACGGTAGTGATAGAAAAGCATTAGATCCAGATGGTAGTCAAATGACATTTCAAAAATTTGTAGAAACAGTTGGTTTAAATTTAGTTGATCCAAAAAATTTTAAAAAGATAAAAGAAGATTTAATTTATTCAGAACTGAAAGGTGGTGGTGAAGAATTTGAAGATGGTCCACCATGCCTACAAAAATTAACCAAAGAAATTATGACGTTTACAGATGGTAGAGATAGATTTCTATACAACTATATGGTTTTTGCTAAGAAAAAATATACGGACAGTTGGCAAAAAATGGTATTACAAGCAGGTAGAAAGTATTTTTCTTTTGATGAACATTGGACAGACGATCATATAAAACAAAAAATAAAAAATTGGGAGAAACAAAAGAAAGGTTTTACTTGTACTGATCCGTTACTTGAACCAAATTGTATGAAAGCATTATGTGTAAAAAGAAAATTTGGTGTGCTATCAGGAGAAAAAGCAAACTATCCTACATTAAGTAATCTACAAAAAATAAATATAAAACCTAATCCAGAATGGAGAGTTACTGTAGAAAATGCTGAAGAAAGTGAAACAGTACAATTACATTGTAAAAATACTTATAAACTAACTCAAGTACATGAATTTAAAACCGTATTATTTGAACAGGCTTTAATTGTAGCACCATCAATTAAACAAGATCAATTTGATGAGATATTAAAATCAATAAGTAGTAAAGAAAAAATAGAAATTATAGAACCTGCAGAAGGTACAAGTCCAAAAGAAATACTGAAGAAATTATTAGAGAAACATATATACGGGGCTCAGGCAACAAGCTTCATGTCTTTTTCAAGCGGTAGACCATTAGTAGAAGAAAAATTTGCATGGTTTGTATTTGATAAATTTTTAGACAAATTAAAAAACGAAGAATGGAAACATGATGCACAAAAAACATCTTATATGATTGAAAGAGAGTTGTTTAATCATGAAGATAAAGATGAAGATAAAAGAGTTTTGTTTGGTAAACAAAAAAGGTATCCAGGAAAAGATGACGAAGATAAACCATTCAAAGCAATAAGAGCAGCGAGAATACCTTTGTTTATTTTTGAAGAAAATGAAGAAGTTAATGAAACAATAGAAATTGAAAGTGAAGAAGAAATAGTGTGATTTATAAATACTATGGACCACCTGGAACAGGTAAAACACATCGTTTGATATCTAGAGCAAAAGCTTATGCAAGAATAGGCGTGCCTTTAGATCGTATAGGATATTTTGCATTTACTAAAAAAGCTGCAGATGAAGCAAAAGAAAGAATGCCTTTTGCAAATAAAAAATTAAGATACTTTAAAACGTTACATGCTTTAGCTTTTGAACGTTTAGAAATGATACAAGAAGATGTAATGCAACCATATCATTACGAAGAGTTAGGTAAAAAACTAAATCTACAAGTAAAATTTTATGATCGTTATAACAAAGACGAATCATTTTATTTAGGTTTTGAGAATACATATTTCCAAATAATACAAAGAGCTTTCAATAGAAATGTTAGTTTGAAGCAAGAGTTTAATTTAGAAGAATATGATCCTAAAGATGTTGATTGGGTTACTTTAGATCACATAAATAAAAATTTATTTAATTACAAAAATAAAAAAAAGATATTTGAATTTAATGATATGATTAAAAACTTAACAGACAACCCTGAAAAAATACCAGAGTTTGATGTTATTTTTATAGATGAAGCTCAGGATTTATCTCCACTACAATGGAAACTTTATGATGTTTTAAAAAGTAAAACTAAAGATATTTATTTAGCAGGAGACGATGATCAGGCTATTTTTGCTTGGGCTGGAGCAGATGTAACTAGATTTATAAAAGAACCTGCAAAAGAAAAAGTTTTGATATATTCAAAAAGAATATCGAAAGCAGTGCAAGAACAATCTAAAGTTGCTATAGGAAATATCGTTGGAATAAAAAAACAAAAACTTTATTACCCAAGAAATTACAAAGGTATATCAGAAGAAATTTATAATTTAGATGAGATAAATTTAATTAAGGATAAGTGGCTGATATTAGCTAGAACTATATCTAAATTAAAAAAGATAGAAGAAATATTAATAGAAAAAGGTTTATATTTTGAAAGTAACAAAGGGAAAAGTATTCCTGTAACTTTATATAAAGCAATAAAAAATTATGAAAGATGGCGTAAGGGAGAAGAATTATTAGAAGAACATATAAAAGATATAAAAGATTATGTTGGAAATGTTAAGTGGAATAAAAATAAAGGTTGGTTTGAAGAATTTTCATTAGCAAATAACGACGACAAAGAATATTTAGTACGTTTGTTTGAGAACAAAGAAGATTTAGATAAACCTTCACGGATATGGATTTCTACAATTCACGCTATAAAAGGTGGAGAACAAGACAATGTAATTCTATGTTTAGATCTTGGTGATAAAATAATTAAAGCAATGAATCAAAGTCAAGACAAAGCAGATGAAGAACATAGAGTTTGGTATGTAGCGTACACACGTGCAAAAAACAATCTCTATATGTTTAAACTAAAAAACAAAACAAGAAAGGCCTACCCACTATGACAAATAAAGATATATTTAAAGACGCATTTCCACAAGACAAACAAATTGGAGGATCCCACTACAAGGATTTTTACATTCAGCCTTATGAGTTTATTTCTAAGAATGACCTTTCCTTTTTCCAGGGGAATGTTATAAAATACGTGTGTCGTTATAAAAATAAAAATGGCATACAAGATTTAGAAAAAATAATTCATTATTGTGAATTAGAAATAAAAACAATGAAAGATTTAAAAAAGAAATGATTGTTGCACAAACAGAATGGATTATACCAAAAGAATTTCCTGATTTAAGAGAAGCAGAAGAAATTGCAATTGACTTAGAAACACGTGATCCTAATTTAAAATCAACTGGTTCAGGTGCAATATCGGGACAAGGTGAAGTTGTAGGTATAGCTGTTGCTGTTAACGGATACAAAAATTATTTTCCAATAGCACATGAAGAAGGACCAAATTTAGATCGTGAAAAAACTTTAGAATGGTTTAGAGATATTTGTAAATCACCGGCTACAAAAATATTTCATAATGCAATGTACGACGTATGTTGGATACGTAATTTAGGTATAAAAATCAATGGTTTAATTATAGATACTATGATTGCGGCTAGTATTATAAATGAGAACAGATTTTCTTATACTCTAAATACTTTATCTTGGCATCATTTAAGTGAAGGTAAGAGTGAAGCAAGATTAGTTCAAGCGGCAAAAGAAAGAGGACTAGATGCAAAAGCTGAAATGTGGAGACTACCTGCAATGGAAGTTGGAGCTTATGCTGAAAAAGATGCAGAGATAACTTTAAAGTTATGGAACAAATTAAAAAAAATAATTGTTGAAGATAATCTACAAGACATATTTAATCTTGAGACGGATCTTTTTCCTTGTCTTGTCGATATGCGTTTCCTAGGGGTGCGGGTAGATGTTGAAGCATCCAATCAATTAAAAAAAGAATTATCCACCAAAGAAGAATTATTATTACACCAAGTGAAAAAAGAAACAGGAGTAGACACTCAGATATGGGCTGCCAGATCAATTGCAACTGTTTTCGATAAGTTAAAATTACCTTACGAAAAAACTGAAAAAACTCAATCACCTTCATTTACTAAAAATTTTCTTTCTAATCATCCTCATCCTGTAGTTCAAATGATAGCACAAGCAAGAAAATTAAACAAGGTCAATACTACATTTATAGATACCATATTAAAACATGAACATTGTGGTAGGATTCATGCAGATATAAATCAGATCAGATCTGATGATGGAGGAACTGTAACAGGTAGGTTTAGTTATTCGAATCCAAACCTACAGCAGATACCCGCCAGGGATCCGGAAACAGGGCCTTTACTTAGAAGTTTATTTATACCTGAAGAAGGTTGTAAGTGGGGAACATTTGATTACTCGCAACAGGAACCAAGACTTGTTGCACACTATGCTTTAAAATTTTCTCTACCCTCTGTAAATAAAATTGCAGACTCTTATGAAAATGATCCATCAACAGACTTCCACAAAATAGTTGCAGAGATGGCTAAAATTCCAAGATCACAAGCAAAAACAATTAACTTAGGTTTATTTTATGGAATGGGTAAAGCAAAACTACAAGGTGAATTAGGTGTGTCAAAAGAAAAATCAGAAGAATTATTTTTAAAGTATCATGGTGAAGCTCCATTCGTAAAACAATTGATGAATAAAGTTATGAAAGCTGCAGAAGCAAGAGGACAAATAAAAACATTACTTGGTAGACGTTGTAGATTTCCTAAGTATGAACCTGTACTACGTGGTGCAGATTGGGGGACTTATGTACCACCGGAAGATCATGAACGTATGTTGGAATTGCAAGAAATGGGACCACACTTAAAAGATTTTGAAGGTAATATAATTAAAGATAAAGATGGCAAACCAAAGAAAAATTATTGGCATCAAAACTCTACACGTAGAGCATTTACATACAAAGCACTTAACAAATTAATTCAAGGTAGTGCTGCAGACATGACTAAAAAAGCTATGGTTGATTTATATAAAGAAGGGTTACTTGCACATATACAAATACATGACGAGTTAGACTTTTCTATTGAGTCAAAAGAACAAGCAGATAAAATAAAAAACATTATGGAAAATGCAGTTGACTTAGAAGTACCAAATAAAGTAGACTACGAATCTGGTCCTAATTGGGGAGAAATAAAATAATGTACTATGGCTTATTTAAATGCTAACATACCGCCGATTTATTGTAAAATAAGAAGGGAGTATCTCTATGATCTTAAAAAAAATAAAGGACAGTCTAGTGACTGTGTTATCTTTGGCCTTAGCTCTATTTCAGGTCGTGCAATCTTATTCCATTGCATGCTACCAAATGGTGCGGTCTTTTATAGACTACCTATTTCAGCATTCTTTCAAAAAGAGTTTGAAAGAAAAGACGTGCCTGATATGCGAGTGGATC